AAAGCCAACGCACGTTTCGTTTACCACAACTTTGGACCAACTGGTCCTTACCAAACAGTTGACACATTAAAGGTTGCACGTAAATATTTTAAGTGTAATAGCAACAGACTTGGCCATCTCGGGGAACATCTTGGACTCGGGGGGAAAGAAGTCACAGGAGGATTCCAAACATGGGCAGGTTGCATGAAGGGTGAAGCTAAAGCGTGGGGGACAATGAAGAAGTACGCCAAACAAGACGTGGATCTTTTAGTAGATGTTTACGAACGGCTACGACCGTGGATGACAAACCATCCAAACCGAAACGTAATTGATTCAACTTCTCGTCAGTGTCCTACTTGTGGTAGCGACAGGTTGCAGAAGCGTGGGGTTCGGTGTACTCGGACGATGAGTTATCAAACGTATCAATGTCAACGGTGCCGTTCTTATTGCAGAGAAAGACTAACCAACACTTCTGCACGCCCCGAAGTAGTGTCCTAAAAAGGGAGAACCCCCGGCCCCAAAACGTTCGAGAAACGGGACCGAGGGTTGAGCGCAGAAAACCACTACGAAAACGGCGCTCGTCGCTATTAGTGTATCACACGAGTCATCGTGCCATCCACATTTTCTATCCATTCTACGTTTGGAACAGCAATTTCTGGTGGTTTGGGTGGCTGTAACGCTACCCGTAGATGGTATTCGACTGCGTTAACAGTGAAAGATTTAGTGCTATTTAATGCGTGAACTATTTGAGGTGTGGTGTAACCGGCGATCAATGCTTTCTTTACGATGCGTTCTATGCCTTGACGGGCGGCCATTGGTTTGGGGTGTGCTTGTTCCCAGTAAACGCCAGTCGTTTCGGTAGCGTGTGCGTCGGTTATTAATTCGCCCTCACTCATTTTCCTTCAACAATTTACCGGCCACAGCGGGTTTATAATCCGCAGCCTTCATTGCTTTTTCCCTTTCGTATCCTGAGTGCCCACCCCACACAAGAGCAGGCATATAAAAGTTGTTGAACCAATCTCCAACACAGAGTGCATACGCTAAACAGTTTTCTCTGACAGGACAACCATCAAAACAAATGTCTTTAGTTACATCCCCGGCTGGTATCCCCTTGCACGCAGCTTGGGGATACCACCAAGGTGTCCGACTCATTCGCTTATCAGTTCAGTCCACAACCACAAAGGCATAACAACGTAAGCATCTTTAACATTTTTGTTGCGTCGCTTAACAATCGCAGCGAACCAACGAGACTTAGCGTTACGTCCTTCCGCTTCGGCTTCGTCAATGAAACCAGCTAAGTTAATTTGTTTGTGGTCTTTGAGTTCAAGAACCCAGTCAGCTAGCACTCCGTCACCAACGATGTCGCCTTTGTCCTCTGCTCCTGATAAGGCTCGGCGTTCAACCCAGTCTCCAGTTTCATCGGACAAGTAGCGAACTACAGCGGTTTCAAAGGCGGTCCCTTTTTGTTTGGCTCGGTTTACCACAGCTACTCCTCTGGTAAATCACGCCACCAATCAAACATGAAAGTGAGTTCATCCATTGCGGATTCATCTAGCATGTTACGAACAGCGGCTTGGATAACGTTGCTACGAAATGCCCACATAGGCAGTTCGCTTATTTGTTCCGGGCAGCTTGGATGTTTTTGCATTGAGTCTGCGTAAACATCTAGTTCAAGCAACAGCGACGCAGGTATAGCCAGCGCCACAAAGTCCATGTCGGTTGGGACTTGTAGGGCAGTAGCGTCGAAGTCGTAAGGTGAGTCCACAGTCTCCATTCTGTCACACCTTGACTTCTTCAGGGGACTTATCTGTGAGCGGGGCATCGCGCAGTTTCTGTAAAGCTAAACGCACCACATCGGATTGGCTTATGCCTTCCAGTTCAGCGGTAGCTTTTATGTGCGCTATTTCCCACGGATATAATCGCAAGTTAAATGCGTGTTCCCGTTTAGCGTTCATTAAAGAGGGATCGTTATACACTAGAACGGCTCCTCATCGAACGCAGCTTGCACAGTTTTAACAGCAGCAGCAGTGGAAGCAACAGCGTCGGGGACACCTGAGTCCTTGAACTTCAGAGACATGCCGACATCTTCGACAACAAGGTTAACTTTGTTTCGTTTCTGTCCGTCTTTCTCCCAGCTTTCAAAGTTCAGACGCCCTGTAACAGTGACTCGTTGGCCTCGCCGTGCGTTTTCTGACACGCTTTCCGCCATCTTTTCCCATGCTACGCAGTCAAAGAAATGTGCTTTCTTTTCTTGACCATCTCTAGCCATCTGGTTCCATGCGACAGTGAACTCGCATACGGCTTTGTTGTTGTTGGTGAAACGCAGTTCGGGATCTCTGACTACGTTTCCTGACACGGTAACGGTGTTATCAAACGCCATTAGTTTCCTCTTTCTTGTTAAGTACGTTGTATAAGTAGTAACTATCTCCGGCCCATAGGTGGAGCCCTAGGCCCAGTCGCATAGCGCAACGCTTGATAGCGTCACTCATGCAGTCCTTTAAGGCTTCCCCGTTGTTGGGGACTTTGCGTTCTACTGCTCCGGCTTCTTCTACAACTATTTCTTGGCCGTCGATTGTGACTTTCAAAGCCATTACAATTCCTTCGACTTTGCCTTCAGCGTTGTAGACGATGTGCTTCACTTCAGTTGAGTGAGGCCCGACTATCCCCAAGAGGGACTGGCTTACCTCACTGTGACTGACGTATGCAGCAGCGAACGATCCGGGTTTCTGTTTAACAACAGACGCCGGGAAAGGTTTGGCTAACTTGACGAGAGTTTCAGACATCTAAGCTCTTGCTTCCTGATGAAGCAGCATCTCCGACACGGGGGAAGGGTTTACCTACCGCCCAGTCAATGTATTTAACAAGCTGCTTACCATGAACCCAATGGTTAAAGGCTTTTGTTAAGTGCGCTAATTGGATGACACCTGAAAGTTGCCCTGAAGAATCAGCACGAGTTCGGATAACCCATTTGCGTATGCTGTTGCGGGGATCGTTAGGGTGACCGCCGCCGTTCACAGCGCCGTCAACAAATTCTTCTGCTAGCTCTGGCACATAAAGTTTGCTGACTTGGAAAATAACAGTTCCCCATGCGGTAGGGACAAGAGGGCAACCATCCGCAGCTATCTTGGCAAGCCGGATAGCATCTTGCACAGCCTCATAGTTTTCGTTACAAAATTCAGCTATGTCTGTCTTGCTAACTAGGCGTGCTTGAACCTGATGGTGAGGCCCGTACCCTCGGTCAAAAAGGATTATATTTTTGGCGATTGCTGCGGCTTTTGTGCTGTTCTTAACACCTAACCGTTGGATCACGTCGCTTGCCGTACGCATAGCGCCATCATCTATCGTGTCAAACGCTCGAACTGGCAGGTTGCGGATAATAAGTTGTTGTGGTAACGAAACACCGCTTTTTACAACTGCTTCTAAACGGTGCTGTCCGTCAATCAACTTGTGGTTTGTGTCGAAACGTATAGCGTCGCCGTTAACAACCCACTGTCCAGCGGACAAAGCGTAAGCGTACTTATCTACAACGTGGGGTTTGAGCTTGCGGTTATTTATGTTGTAAGTTTCTAGCCACGTTTCAGCTAACCGTGGTGTGACTTCAATGATCTCCATGTTTGCATGGGACTTAAACATTAGTTCTCCCTTTCAAAGGAATTAATAGGTTTTCTAGTGGCGTTTGTTCATACGGGAGACTGTCGCATAGTCCCCAATAGTTGCAGTAGTGGCAACGCCAGTGCCCGCTCCCGCTTTTACCTAACGGCGTACCCGGTTCGGGAACGTCGTACACTATGCCGTACCCCGGAATCTCCCGTTGTGGAAGCTCCTGAGAGTAAGTCGTCAACGCTATATCTTTCATGCGTTGCGCCTCGGCAGTAGCGATCTCTCGTGGTGTTAACCCCGCAGGACTACCGGGGAACGGTTCGTCCATGTGGTACACCCACTCGACTGTTTCTCCAGCAAGCACAGCGTTAGCAGCGCGAGGCTTTTCGCTGTTGTCTTTACTGATGTAGCAAATGTGTATGTAGTCGGCGTCTAACGCCATTGCATACATAGCGGCTTGCGTTACCCCATCGTCGGGGTCTTGACCGCTTCTCGCTAGCTTTATAGGAAACACTTTCTTAGTTTTCAACTCGAAAATAAACGTGCTTTCTTCGATGGTGTAAACGCCGTCAACGTGCCCGGAAATTGGGTAACCTAACGGCTCTAACGACACGGGCTGCTCGGTTCGCATTTCGTATGCAGCTACCATTGCTTCTTGCACAAGTTCGTGAATGTTTTGACCAGTCCAGAATGCTATGAGGGTTGTGTCGTCTGGTGGGTCTGACTGTTCGGCCCCCAGAATGCGTAACCCGATAGCTCTTGAACATCCGTTAGCTTCACTAGCTCGACAGGGTGTCCCCATCGCTGTGGGTTTGTCCCCCTCTACTTCTTGCTTGTTCCTGAGGTAATCCCGGTAAGCATCGTAAGCGAGGGTGGTGTGGTGGTAGCCGTCTGTTCTAACCATCGCACTCTGCGTATTCTTCTTCTAACTGGTGTTCAATTTCGGGATCACGTTCAATAGGTGTGGCCCGTAATCTTGGCACCGCAAAATCTACAAGCTTGCGTAGCGTGTCATCGCAAAGCAACAACTGAACTTGGGAACTATTAAAAGCACCGTTCGGTTGCTCGAAAGTAATAACCCAGTCAACGTGATCGTCTAAATAACTTTGATGCTCTAAGTACTCCTCGCGGGTTTCTATGTGTACTTCTGAAGGCTCGTCCGGTTCGGCAACCTGACAGGTTTCAGCCCATGATATGTAATAGCCACCGCACGCAGTGTCAACGCTTACAAAGTATTCTTTATTGTCCGCCATCGTCTTGATCCCTTTCTAAGATCAGCATGGAAGCTGTTATCGCAGCGTCCATAAGCTCTTCAGTTACCCATGCGTGCTCTCTTGCACGGTCAATTTCTATTTGTTCCCATGTTCGTTGATCCATTACAAGATCCCCGCTTTCTTTTTTTGTTTGTCGGTCCACGCTAAGTGGGGGTTAGCTCTTATTACATCTACGTCCGAGAACGCAGCTTCTTTGTGGATAGATACGCCTCGATCTCCTTTAGAAGAAAAGCGTTGGACTGCCCGTTTACATTTGGCGCAACGGCTCTTGAAGTAACCGTCGCACACGCCGTCGCAAACTGGTAGATAACTAGGTTTGCGTCCTTTATAATTTTTTACCTTTTCCACCAAGGCCAGTTCCCCTCTTCTTTCATTTCATCTATGCGCCGGTCGGCCCAATCGTTCTCATCAAACTCTTCGGGTTCTTCCTCTCCGAAGGGGTCGTCAAGGTCCCAGTTGATCGCCATTAGAGCCGCCCTTTCTGTAGGTCCTCGACCATCTCATCAAGTGAGGCTTCAATGAGCTTTTGTAGGGCTAACAATTCGCCCACGCTCCCCCGGTCGGGATCTGTTTTAAGATCCTCGATCCGTTGATCTATGTAATGACAGATAGCTAGCGGGTCGCCCATGTTTACTAGTGACCAGTAGCGATTTTTGATTGGTGCTTTCACCGTTTCCCTTTCGTTTCGTATTACCTTATCGTATTGCATTTCGTATTGCAAGCATTAGCGGCACGACCACAAAATCCACCCGTCCCCGTAGGTTTTTTTTCCGTAGTTATAAACGTCTATCGCCATTGAGGCAGACCCCAACGCCGTGTACCGGCGACCCCAAACCCGAGGCCCGAAGGCTCCGGAATCGAACCACGTCGGCTTATGAATTTGCCATGCGCCGTGGTCATTTGTTCGGCTGACGGCTTGAAGGTTCCAACGGCTCTCGCAGTAGGCTACTTGGAGAGCTTCGGCGGTAGACCATTGGCCGCTGTAGATTTCGGCGGCTTCGACTAGTTCCCTGTGGACAGGGTGCGTTTCGTTAAAGCTCCCTAGGTCTATAAGAAGCCACATGAAAAGAGCAGCTATCACCAGCGGCCCCCGTGAATCTGGTCCAGTTCGGCTTGTATTTGCTCCGCACGTAAGGCCCTCAGAGCCTCTTTATAGGCAACCCGTTGCCAGTGCCACTGACTAATCAAATAGAGGCCGTGACATAGCATGAGGACGCATAGAAATAAAAGCGGGCCGGGATAAGTAGGGGCGGGCATTATCGACCCCCGAAAATGCCGGTGGTGACAACCGAAGTGCGACAAATCCCGCGCAGGGTGGACACCATGCCGTGTAAACGTTCGTAGGCTTGCCGTTGCGTAGTGCCTAGCAAATCGTGGCCTAATGCGTCGCAACTTTCCCCGGTGCCGTTCGGGTAACTATAAGCGCCGGTGTCGGGGTCTTGAATTGCTACGCCGGTTAGGGCTACTTTCCACGCAATACCGGCGGACTGGTTGCCGGGGTTAAGGATAAGCCGGTAACCGTCGGGAATTAAACCTAGTTCCCGTTGGAAGTATTCGTACCATTCAAATTCCCGTTCGATATCTTTCTTATATGACATTTTGCACCCTTTCGTTGTGTGGTTTTCAGTGCGTGCCGGGGCGGGAATCGAACCCGCTTAAACCGTTCCCGGCGGCTATCGGTTAGCTATCAAAAGGCCCCGTTAGATCTGTAATGAATCGGGCAGCCTTATCGGCGGCTTGCGTGGCGTCCCAGATAATGCGCTCCCCGTCGGCATTCTGTACAGCGTTTAGGAGCGGCTGCATCCACCCTAGAATATAAGCCCCGTGATTAGATTCTGCACCTTCGTTTTCTAACGGCGTGTGATCGATACCGAAGTCACTGACTAGGATACAGGCCCCAATTTCGGCCACAAGTTCCTCTGCTGCGTAGCCTTTCTTTTCCATTGTTAACCGGCGATGATAAAAACCTTTCTCGCATTTCTTACAGCCGGAACCGGTGCAGGCCCCTAACCGGTCCGGGGAGCCGGTCCAGTGAATAAACTCGTGGGCCATAGTGGAAGCGTAAGTACTAAGGCTTTTGAACATATCAGCCGGCGGTACGTTCACGGTATCGGTTGCCGGTGTGTAATAAGCGCCGGTAATGCCCTCCGTAAACGTGGCGCCAGTCTTTAAGAAATGTTCTTTTACTTCCGGGGCCTTAGGTGGTTCGCTTATCTCTCCCGGCATGTAGTCGGGGTGGAAATCAAAATCCTTGCCGGGTTCGATTGGCCTAGCTTCTCCGCCGGTAGGGGTTATCTCTACTTGCCAGTATCCGAAAACCGAGAAGTTTTGACCGGTCCAGATTAGGCGGGCATCATGGCCACAAGCAGCAGTGATTTCAGCGCGAGTTTTCTTAAAGCCCCGGCAACCTTGAGCACATACGTAGCTTTGCTTCCAGTGGATACCCTGCCACGCCGATTCCCCTTTCTTAACGGATACAACTACGCCGGGTTTTGTAACTTCCCCGTCCTTATTTTTTACTTCGGTTGTGAGCTTGCGCCAGTTATTAAAAGTACCGTAGCAAGCGTGGTCTTGTTCGAACGCTGCGAACATTAAAAGCGCTGCATTTCCACCCCGGTAGCCGCTCCCCGTAAAAGGGTTATGCGGAGCTTGTGAGCCTCGTCTAGTCCACGGCTTAGCCCAATCCCCGAGAATCTTAGGATCGTTAATAATCTGGCGCTCCCCGTTTTCGTCAACCTCCGAGATACGGTCAAGGAACATCTCAGCTAACCGGCTAGCAGTCTTGCTTACCGCCTCTTCGGTCTTGCTTTTCTTAGTAGTGGTTTTGGTAGCCATTTCGTAGGCCCCTTTCGTAGTGGATGTAATGCAGCTTACAGGATGTAATGCAAAACGCAACTATTTCTTTTAGAAACTTCTAAACCACTACAACCAACGCAACCAAACAACCAACACAACACAACTCCTCTTAAGTCTTGTTCGGTTCCCTTTGGTTTGTTTATTTAGTACTTATTCTTGTGCATATCGTGTGTAAATGATGTAGATATCTTGCTGATAACGATGTGCAAACAATGTAGATAACTTGGGGATACCCTCCCTAGCAGCGATCACCAAACCCATTACCTACGCTGTGGAAAAACCCTAGAAAACACCTACCTATCCACAAGGTACCCACAACATACGCACAACCTATCCCTATGGATAACTCTGTGGATAACTCACAATGGGGTATCTGCCGTGACCCCCATACACACATATTCTGTTTATCGGTTGTGGAGAGATTTTGGTTCAGTGGTGGTGGTGTGTGGCTGGTGTTGTGTTTCGACTAGTTTGGTGGGTGGGTGAGCACAGTTAGCCCCTGTGGGGGTTTGGAGCTAACTGCTGTCTAGTTCGGAGCCTAGGGTTCGCTTTGTTAGTCAACAGGGTATTGTTCTGTTGAAAGGCCGGGTGGTGACTGTCCGATTGTTTGTGTGCTTTCCGGGCTTCCCTTGACAAGCACTCGGTTTCAGTCTCGGATTGTTTGTTAGACGGCAGGGGTCATTGTTGGCCTTTACCGTCGGGTGTTGTCAGCCTCTTACGCTTTACTGGCCTTACTGTCGATCTTTTCAGGTCGAAGGTTTTTCACCTCTCAACCCTACTGTCGCCGGGGTCAGCGCCGTTCTTTCACGGTGGCGTGGTTTTCGTTACAGAGTATTAAAGCAGTAACGATGTGTGGATAACTAGCATCCTAAATCTATTTTTAGTTTTTCCCACACTGACCATTGTTGTTCAGTCCAGTTGTGTTCAATAGTGTTGTATAGCTGGGAGCATTGTGGGCCGTACCCGCCGTTGTGAAGTAACCCAGTATTATCTGGTTCTTCTCCGCCGCTAGGCCACCACATTAGTAAAGCACTTATAGCTGCGGCTAAAGCCACACCGGCAGCAGAGATAGCTTTCAAAATTTTTTTTATCGCCTCTGACCAAGCGTCCGCTCGTTCAGCGACCTCTTCTATAGTCATTACTCAATAATACCACTTCTTTTTTTCTGCTATCTTTTTGAGTCATGGCAAAGCTCACTCCTAAGCAACGTAACAAGCTGCCGAAGTCGCAGTTTGCGTTGCCTTCTCAACGCAAATATCCGATAAACGACAAAGCTCACGCTAGGAACGCTTTAGCTCGTGCAGCGCAACACGCTACTCCTTCACAGGAACGCCGCATTAAAACTGCGGTATACAAAAAATATCCGTCATTAAAGAACCGGTAACCACATGGCCGAGTTCAAAGGCAAGAAAGTTACGTTAAATAAGCCACGTAACATTTCTAAAGGCTCACCCAGTTACGGACGCAAACAAAAAGAAGTGTTTGTGAAAGACGGCGGAAGAGTGAAGCGGGTTACGTTTGGTGACCCCAACATGAAGAACCGCAGCAATGAGCCAAAACGAAAGAAAGCGTTTCGTGATAGACATAACTGCGATAACCCCGGTCCAAGCACCAAAGCTCGTTACTGGGCCTGCAAGGATTGGTAATGTCCCCCAGCACAAGCGAATGCGGGTGCGAAGGGGAAGAATGCATATGTCACTTTTATCATTATGACTGCGCTTGCGGGTACTGCCCGGAATGCGCTGAAGATTGTTTTTGTTTTAACCCAGAGGATGCTATGGAACACCAAGTTGACCCAACCGCCATTACTGAAGAAATGTTGGGTGAACGCCCCGAACTAGATCCTTTCCTAGATGACACACCAATCGACTGCGATTTAGAAAACCCAGAAGTTTGCGAATCTTGCCAGTAAGTTAAGTAGTACCTTTATCAGAAATGGAAACCAATGAAACAAGATAAAAGCAGCAGGCGGATTCCTTCAGCCGTACGTCGTCAAGGTTACAATGATCGTCTTGACGAGTCGTTAGGCGCACGGGATCGTGGCCGCAAATCGTCACAATCATTTAAGTCTCGTCGTGCCGAATCGAAAGGCGCCCGCAAACCTAAAGGATCTTACGGTTTCGGGAAACGCTAATAAGGGGAACTTATGCCTTCGGGCAAAGCTATAACTGTAGAAAAATGGACGCAATATCTGGCGTTGCGGCGTGCAGGCAACTCTATGTACGCCGCAGCAAAAGAATGCGAAATTTCTTATCATGCTTGCCGTGACGCTGAGAACGGCAAAGCAACACGCAATTATCTTGCGGCTGAAGAAACACTGGGCGAACAACCCGCAATAGGTATACCTTTCTATGACGATCTATGCCCTGAAGCACAAGCGGCATACGACAACATAGAAATTTTTGCTAAACGCTATTTCGGGATCATTTTGCAACCGTGGCAAGTAGAAGCCACGGAACGCATTATGAAACTAATGGAAACCGACTACGAAGAATACGCAGTCATTAACGCTCCACCCGGTTCCGGCAAATCTACGTTCTTTGCGAAAGTCTTACCAGCGTGGGCAACAATTCGTAATCGCGCTATTAGAGGGATGATCGGATCAGCTTCCCAACGTCTAGCGGAATGGTACTCTCGTCGGCTACGATCAGAGTTTGACAGGGCGCATCCAGTCAAAGCCGAACTAAACGACGTTCGTTTAGGTTTAGCCGTAGATGCAGAAGCGACCCTTCAACAAGACTTCGGTATGTTTAAGCCAGACTCGTCAGAGATCTGGCGTTCCGAAGCGTTTACCGTGCTACAACAAGACGACGCACCTCTTTCCCAGAAAGAACCAACGTGGTCTGCTTTCGGAATGGACTCCGGTTTCCTCGGCGGTCGTTTCGATCTCGTTATATGGGACGACGTATACGACCCTCGCAAGATGCGGTCGGCGGAATCCCGTGAAGATATGCGGCGCTGGTGGGACGAAGTAGCTGAAACCCGGCTTGAACCCGGAGGGCTACTAATCCTCCAAGGGCAACGCATGTCCGCAGACGACATTTATAGATATGCGTTAGACAAAGTAGCTCCACCCGATGAAATGGAATTAGAGGAGTTTGATCCAGACGATGCACCAGACGATTGGCGTAAATACCATCATCTTAAATATCCGGTCCACCATGAAGAGCTTTGTAAAGGCGATCACAAACCTGAC